GAACGCGGTTTATAGGTCCTCCCACCATTGACCAAAGTCAAACCAAGTGTCTGGTGCTCCACCATCTGATGGAACAACAGGCATAACGCCTCCACCACCAGTATTACCAGTCTGAGCCCATTGCAGAGCAACAGAAGACTCAGCATTAGTACCAGGATGTAGTTCAGCAATACTCTGTCCGATCTCTGAACTAGCATAAGCAGCTACAACAGGGGCAAGAGGCCAAAGAGCCCGAACAATCATTCCCCTGGCTGCACCCAAAGAACCATGCATACGATGAAAAGACATAGCATATTTAGGGCCCTGAATAGAATTCAAAGCCTGTAACATTCCGTATTGGGAAACTAAAACTGCCAATTCAATTTTAGCACGGTAAATAACCTCATCCATATCGCCCTCAGCAAGAGCGAATGCAAGATGAGCAGCGGCAGGAACACCACCACCAACCATACCGTAAGCCCAATCAAGTAAAGCCTCCTGATTATCTCGATCATTCAAAAACGAATCGATACGATGCCGCTCACGCCATGTAAGTTTATAAAATTCATAAAGAGCCAAAAAGGGATCACCTTTTCTTGTAAGAAGTTCTACGAGCCTTGCCAGAAACAAGTTTCTTGGTAGACTTCTTTTTATTAGTATAACGATAGCGAACTAACTTTCCATCTTTCTTGAAAGTTTTTCCATAATTATATTTCGCCATCAGAAGCACACTCCAGAGACTTTCTCTTGAAGACGTGCAGTAGCTCCTACAATATGTAGAAGACCCATAGCCAACAAATACTCAACACGATTATTTTTTACATGATCTACAAAACAACTCCAACGAGTCATTGTAGCTGCAGTTTCTATTTCGGAATTCATAATATCACATATCCTGCATAGGCGCTGCCAAATATCCACGGTATTGACCAGGAACTAAACTAACTTCAACAAGAACATTCGAAGTAACTTCATCAGGTTTCCAGTTAAGAGCAATCAATCCACAAGGGAACTGTCCACCTTTGATACGAGTGTGACCACCAACAGTGGTACCAGTAACAAAACTAAGGTCATGCAAAGCAAGACCGTTTAACTGATTTTCACCACCTGGATACATGGTATCAGCAGTACCAGCACCATCATTCTCAAAAGGATAAGGTGGTATATCATTCTCAGTTCTCAAATCTTCAAGAACTTCCGAGGATTGTTGAGTGCCTTCATTGAAAATAGATCCAAGCCAATTTTCAGGAGTAGCACCATCAGTATCATTAACATCATCAGGAACATTCGGACTCTGAATATCAGGCAATGCTCTAGAATTAGCATAACCTTCAATCAACGAGACAGCATTGAACCCATCTGGATTAGCACCAGGGTAATTGGCTCCAACTGCCATAACTTGTCTCTCATAAACCTCTCCCGGATCTGCAACAGCAGGACCAGTAACAGGTTGTACAATCTTAGAAGCAATCCATTCTCCAGGTACTGCAGTACTAGTAGTCTGAGTACCTGCCTTATCAGTAGAATAAGTATAAGGCAATAAATTAGCCCCGAATCCCTTCTCGTGATGTCGGGCATTAGCAAAAATCTTGAAATCAAGGAAACGAGGTCGAATAGACTCTGATTCCTCTAAAGCTTCATTATTCATTCTAGTCCAAGCAGCATATCCCTTATGCCATGAATTTGACATGGTCCAGGTATCTGGTAATTTTTGAATAGTTACGACTCCAGGGGTTGAAGTCATAACTTTAATTCCAGCAACAGCCCAATTATATCCTTGGCGATAAAATCGCCTATTCAAAAGACTAGCACATTGTGCTATATCAATAAAAAATTGTTCTCCAGAACTTGTTGCTGTAGGGGTTTCGAAAGAAAGTGTTTGAACCGCAGGTTCCATCTTTCGTCTCTTCATAATACGGGCCTTAGATCTCTTTGCCATAATGTGGTCGAGATAGAGGAGGCCTATGAAATTAACTCCCCTAACACTTCGTTCTCGCCACACCCGTAGTCCGTTCGAAAAGCCTCAAATCCGATACATGTACCAGGATTCTAGTCTTCCTCACCCCTCCACCGAAGGTGAGGGTCTAAAAGCGTATTCCACGCGTGCTTTAGATTTAAGAAGATAAATCCAGCATTATATTCCACCAGTATGTTCTACCACTGGATGGAGGGACAGTGAATAATTCAGTTTGAATTTCACTTTCACTATTAGTTTCAACTATTTTCTTGCATCGATGGATCCGTTTAGCAAGAGTATCAACTAGAATGCCACACTTAACACAAGTAGTGGCCATCAATAACACCTGCAGTCAAAAGGCCAGCAGTGATTACAATTTCTCCGAGGTGAGAAGGAGCAGGGTCGGTAGGAATGCAAACCTACTCCTCCTCGGAGGTTTTTTTTTGTTGAGAAGCCTCGTAATGTGCGAGGTCCATCCGACAATAACAATCAAAACAGATATAATTGTCGTGAGCTTCTCTATCAATATTAGTACCGCATTCCTTGCATTCCATGCTTTAACGGAAAAGAACGCGGTTTATAGGTCCTCCCACCATTGACCAAAGTCAAACCAAGTGTCTGGTGCTCCACCATCTGATGGAACAACAGGCATAACGCCTCCACCACC